TAACACTTAGAAAGTTAACACTTAGAAAGTTAACACTTAGAAAGTTAACACTTAGAAAGTTAACACTTAGAAAGTTAACACTTAGAAAGTTAACACTTAGAAAGTTAACACTTAGAAAGTTAACACTAGGGTTTAGTATTTTGAAAAATAAAAACAAAATTTAAATATTTTTTATTATCTATTATTTAATTTTTTATTAACTTGGTTTAATTATTAACTTGGTTTAATTATTAACTTGGTTTAAGTATTAACTTGGTTTAATTATTAATTTGGTTTTAATTTCATTATTGTTTATTCTAAAATTATTAATAATTTTGTTTGTATATTTTAAATAATGTTTTATTGGTATTCTATATTTTACGTATTTTTTACAATTATTATTGGGCAACTTATTGCTGATAGAAATATCAAAGCTATTTTTTTCGCTGTTATGTTTCTATTGTATATTTCTTGCTATAACATTTATATTACCTTTAAATACTATATTAAATTAAGAAATAATCCTGGTATTAAAGGTGATAGAGGTGATCCAGGTGAATCAGGACAAAAAGGTTCTGATGGTGTTTGTTCAATGGCTAAAAACTGTGGTATTTCAAATTGCAGAAAACTTATCAAGGACACTATTGCTGATACATTCCCAGAATATAAAGCAATATTAGTCAAACAAGGTAAAAATCTTGAACTCAACACAAAAGAAAAGAAACAACTTAGACATATTAATACATATATCGATATTCTTATTCCACAATGTGAAGTTTTTGACCCAGAAAGTGGCGATCCTATCGAAGAATTCAGAAGAATTATAAAAAATACAATTACTAAATAAATGATTGGTTATATTATTTAATTTATTTTTTATTCTAAATTTCTATATATATATTAATGTATTTTATAGTTGGAATACTTATTAGTATATTCATAATTGGAATTATTTTACTAAATCTAGTAAAAATAATTCTTAAACAAAAAGAAGAACCTTATAAAAAAATACTAAATATTGCCCTTTATATAATAGCTTTAAGTACACTATTTAATATAATCTTGGCTACATTTTCCTTTTTTAAAACAAAAGATAAGGTTGCATTAATTGGTGATAGGGGAATGAAAGGACCAAAGGGTAAAAAAGGAAACAAAGGTATTTGTGATTCAAAATGTGGTCAAAAAGTTTGTTATGTTAGAGTAACAGAACATTTAAATAAATATTTTAATAAAAGAATGAATGACGTTTTAAAACAACATGATAGACAACATAGTAGCCAAACATTTGAAATTAAAAATGAAGAATTCAAAGACTTAATAAATAAAATATGTAGTAGTGAGAAATATACAAATATTATTTCCCAAAAATTAAAAAAGAAACCTAATGAAAATAAATTAATAAAATACCTCGAAAATACGATTGAAGAATGGGTTGATTTATTTTTTACATATAATCCAGATAATGCTACAAATCCAGAAGATTATTTAGGAATTAAATATTTAACAGATAAATATTTAACATTTGAAGACATTAAAAATGAAGATGGTAAATATAGTAATAATAGTATGGTTTCGCCATTAAATACTATAGCAAATTATGATATTTATAATTGGTCTGGTAATAATGAAACCACTAAATTAAAATTAGAAATAAAAAGTCAAAATGTTGTTTTGCCTACTACTGATGAACCAAAATTGTTTATAAAAAAAACTAATAATTATACAAAGGTATATGATACAAAAATGAAAAAAGATATTTGGGATTCAAAATATTGTATATATAATCAAATGGGAGATGATAATTCCAATCCTAACAAAATTAAATCATGTATTTTTCTTAATCCAAATAGTGGATTAAAAGAATATAAAGGTGCTTGGAAAACAGATTCATATAATGAACCACCACCACTAACACTATATAATGTGGATATTTTTAAAGATGAAAAAAACCAAATTTATTATCCTGTTGGAAGTGTTTGGACTGCTATGTTAGATGTAAAAAAAAAACAATATAAAGAAAGATTACCAAAATCACAAAACTATTGTGGTGCTGGTCATGGAGAAAATGGTAATTTAATTCATAATAATGATGGACCCGAAAAAGAAACCATTTTAGTAAGTGGTGATGTTGTTAGTCCAAAAAACTATAAACTTTTATGGGATAGTAAAAAAGGATGTGTTGATTGTCAAGTAAATGATAATGCTGTAAAAATATATAGACCTATTCCACCAAAAGGTTATGTTGCTTTAGGAGATGTTGCTGTAAAACATGGTGAAAATGTTGAAGACTTACAAATAAAATGTGTGCCAGAATATTGTGTAAAAAAAATGAGTATGGGGCCTTTAGTATGGAAAAACGATAACACAAATTATTTAAAGTTTGATAATTATTTAAATTATACAAAAAAAAGACCATATTTTTTTAAAAAACCTGTAAGTTGTACACTTTTTAGTGCTGGTGCCTCAAATATTTTTGAAGAAAATAGAAATAATATTAATTTTGATATTCAAGATGATGGTGGTTATAATTTGTTTAGAATAAATGCTGGACAAGGATTTCAAAAGAAACTACCTGCTGATTTACATGCATATAAAATTATAGATAAATATTTACTCGCCGCTGAAGGTATTATACCTAAAAATTTTGAATTAAAGGTTAAAGAAAATAGTAATCCTAATGAGCAAGTATATAAACATGATATATTTTTTGGCTCAAAACCAGAAAATGCAGTAATCACAAATAAAGAAACTCCTACATCTTTTGAAAATACTATTCAAGATACTGGTGTAACAATGCCAGTTCCAAACGTTAATCAAATAAGTATAAAAGGAGATAATAACGAACCTAAACGATTTTATTTAGTTGATGATAGTAATAAAAGATCAGAAAGTAAAAGTGATACATACTTTTTAAAAACTTATAGTAAAAATAAAAAAGATTATTCAGCATGTTTAGTATGTAGTGAAAGAGGTGATGTTAGGGTTTCAGATGTTTGTGATAACAAAAATGATTATCATATTTGGAATGTTATGCATAGAGAGGGACAAAATGATGTAAATTCAGCACATATTAATTTAAGACCAAAGGGTGAATTTTTAAATAATGATGATACAAGTTCACAAAGATGTTTGAGACATTATTATGATTCATTAGGAAAAGGACATTACGAATTAACAATGTGTCCTGAAAATTTAAGCAATAATCCATCTAATGAAGATATCAACAATCATTATAGATTTAAATATGATACAATTGTACAAGATAAATTACCACAATATAGATAAGTGTTATATAGATAAGTGTTATATAGATAAGTGTTATATAGATAAGTGTTATATAGATAAGTGTTATATAGATAAGTGTTATATAGATAAGTGTTATATAAATAAGTGTTATAATTTCCTAATCTATACATAAGTGTATTTTATTTTGTTTTATATTTTTATTTATTCATATATATTAATGACTATTACTAAGTTTATAATAGCTGAAACTATAATATTTACTTTTATAGCTTTCTTTATACATAAATATTTGGCCAGTAAATCAAATGAACCATTATTCAAAATAGCAAATATTTTCTTATGGAGTTCACTAATAATATTATCAATACTCATAAACACACGAAAATTTTTGTTTTTTATATCAACATTTTTAATATTAATTATTATATCAATATTGTTTTTGATAAAATATAATATTAAAAAATTCTTTAACGATAAACTATATTATGGTGTTTATATGCTTTTAGGTATTACGTTTTTTGGATTATTCAATTTTATCGTTACCAAATATTTCATTTATAATATAGTTGATACTGAACCACCTATAGGTGATATTGGTGAAGTAGGAAATACTGGTGAAGATGGCATAAATTACTTTACTAAAAATTTTGCAGAAAGATGTTATGTTGATTTAATTAATAATTTGGAAAAAGAATATGAAGAAATAAAAAAATCAAATAAAATAGAGTTTGATGTTAAAGAATACCAAATTAAAAATTTTTATTTAAAAGATAATATAAAAAGAATATGCTATTCAAAACAATTTTTGGATCATTTCTATTTAAATTCAACAAATGACTCTCTTAAATCCCATGAATGTGTTATGACATATAATTTTGGCGTTCCTATTGAAAGAAAATGTAATATTCCCGATAAATATGGAGTATATAGAAAATGTAATACTAATAGTGATTGTATATTATTTAAAGACCATGAATCAGAATATCAAAGATTATTAAATATTCTTAAAACTGAAACAACATTATGGTTAAAAGAAATATTAAGAAATAATTGTGAAGAAGATATTAGACTTAGAAATAAATTAGGAGGAGAAGTATATGAAACACTAGAAGATGTTAATTCAAGTGAAAATTTTGATTCAAGTTTATTATATAATAGTAGAATAGGTCATCAATTTTTAAATGATTATTTCCAAAATGATGCTTATTTAGATGAAAACTTGAATACTAAAGTAAAACCAAACCCCTTTATTAGAATTAAAGATAGACCTATTTGGAAATGGGGTATACCTCCTAAAGAATGTAATAATAAATAGAATTATTAGTGTTAATAGTTTTACTTGTTTTAGAATTAGTAATTATTAAATTTTTATTACAATCTCTATTTAAATTTTTATTTTAAATCTTTATTTAAATTGTTGGAATGAATATCTATTCAACTATTTTTATTTTTTAATTTGTTTATATATATTAAATGAATAATATTATTAGTTATTCAATTATAACTATTTTAACATTAATAAGTATCATTTGCTTAGTAAATATTAATGTTATTGAAAAAAAGGTAAATATTAAAGGAACTAAAATATTAATTTTTTTCATAATATTGATGACTTACACAACATTAGTGTCTTATCCTGTTAAAAAAATATTTAACAATTATGTACTTAGTATTAAACTGCCAAAAGGAAACAAAGGTCCTCGTGGTAATAGAGGTAAAAGTGGTAATAGTGCAATATGTGATACTTGTGGTGACGATTTATGTTTGAAAAAAATATTGTTTAATATAACAAATACTTATAATTATTGGAGACAATTAAATGGATTAAAAATTTATCCTGACACTTATGTAATTAGAAATGAATATATAAAAGATAAAATTATTAAACATTGTAAATCAAATGAATTCCAAAAAATAATTAAAACATATGGTTCAAATAATAAAAAATGTCCTGAACATTTAAGTGAATATGGTTGTGGTGCTTATGATTACATGTTTAAAATGTGGTCTATTTGGATTCTTATAATACTAAAATACAAAAATGGTATGTTCTTTTTAGAAAGTGATTCATTAACTGATGCTGATTTTGATGGTCTTATTGAAGCAGAAGATTGTTATTTACATGGTGATATAGTCATTTATAATAATGATAAATACATAATAGATAAATCCAAAGAATCAAAAAGAATACACCCAATGTATCATATTTATCAAATAACTAATCCTTCTAATAAAAGCATTGTTCATTTAAGTCAACTCACATTATGCACCGAAAATTATTCAGAAGATATATCGTTATCTCTTAATAATACTGAAATAAATGGTGGAGCAAATCCAAATAGATTATGGAATCAAATGTTTTGTAATAAGGATTCTAATGGAAATTGTAATCCAGAAACAGATGCTGGACTAAAGATAAAAAGAATAAAACGAAATATAAATAATAGAGATTCTATAACCTTTAGTGCTTTAGGTGTTAATGAAGATTTTATAAAAAGTACTGGATTGCCTGGAAGAGGTAAATTATCACCTTTTGATGAAATAAAAAAATATGACGCTTGGTATTGGGGACGTGAAGAAAAGCTTAAACCAGAATTAATTGTTACAAAACCTTATGTTAGTGAATTTAAAAAAACTTGTCCAAATGGAAAAAATAAATTTTTAAAAACAAATAACTATTATGAGTTATTTAGTACAAAATATAAAAAATATAATAGACAACACGATTTAAATTCAATAACTATTGATGAAATCATGGGTAATTTTCAAGATAATGAAAATGAAAATAATAGTAATGATTTAATATTTTTAAGAGCTTCTAAAATTGTTATTCCCAATGAACATGGTTATTTTAAAGAATATAAACCTATTGGTGATGTTTTAATTACTGAAAATGAAAAAATTAATGGAGAAGAAAATGGAAGTGATTGTAAACCTTATAATGATTATACAAATGTTATAAAAAAAAAAATAACAAATATTGAAACTTATTTAGTATCTGGTGACACAAAAAGTCCTGTTGATTTTGAATTAGTTTGGACTTATAAAAAAACAAATGGAATCAACAAAGGAATACATGGTTTATCAATTTGGAAACCTATTCCACCTCGAGGTTATAAAGCATTAGGTTATGTTGTTGATAATAGATATTATGATTGGGATGGAGATGAAAATAGTGCTTCTGAAAATATACCTAAGCCAAGTTTAGATTCAATTGCATGTGTACCTAATATTATAACATCAAATAATTCCGAATTTACTGAAATAAATAGTAATTTTTTTGAAAAACCTGCTAGTTCAAATATAAATAGAGCTCAGGTATTTGATATATCTGAAACAAAAAGATTTTTTAGAAATAATCATACAAATACTTTCGCTTCTGAAGATGGTTTTAATATTAAAATAAATGAAACCAGTTCATATATATGTAATGGAACTATTGAACCTATTTGTAATGCAAATGATGAATCATCATGTGATCCACAAAAATGTGTATGGGATTCAACAAATGAAAGATGTAAAATAAAACAAAAAATACCTAAAAATAATAGAACAAGTATCAAAGATAAAAAGTATAGTATTTTAAAACTATATGAATAAGTATAGTATTTTAAAACTATATGAATAAGTATAGTATTTTAAAACTATATGAATAAGTATAGTATTTTAAAACTATATGAATCAGTATATGTTTCCTAATTTTTTTATTTTTATTTTTATTATCTCTATTTAATATAAATATGTCAACAAAAATATATTTAAATTTACTTACCGCAATTATAGTAATATTAGTGTTTGCTGGTGTATTTGCTTATTTCTATAAAGGTATTAATAACATATCAAAAACATTAATAATTTGGTATTTAATTATACTTATTCTTAATATTGCTAATATTATTAGTGTTATGAAATTTTATTTAGCAAATTCAGGTAGAAAAGGTCCGAAGGGTGTTAAAGGTGATAAAGGGACTCGTGGGTTTAAAGGTGCAAATAATATGTGTACATCTTGCGGGAGTGCTGGATTAGATGAACCTGTATTTGGCTCATTTATTAACGATAAAGGTGAAAGAGTATTAAGTAAAAAGGTTAAAGAAGGTCAATGTATTTTCCCATTTTCTCATAATTACCAATATCAATATCAATGTGTAAAAAATGTTCCACCACCGGGTCTCACAGAAAATGACGCCAATATGTTTGGTTGGTGTGCTACTAAAGTTGATGAAAATAAAGAACCATTAACATATGCTTATTGTAATGCTAACGCATCATTACAAGAAAAAATGAATAAAGAAAATGACCTTAGAAAGAGAAGAAAAGAATTTATGGAAAATAATTATGGTATTTTGGATATAAAAGTTTACGCAGAAAATACAACAAATGAAGCCAGAAGTAAATGTGAAGCTAATTCTGATTATGAATTTTATGAACGTGACCTTAATGAAGGAACCGATGGTAAATTTGTTCATTTATGTATGAAAAAAGGATATGGTGGCACTGGTATAACTGATTTAAGAGTTGAAGAACATGACTCATATAGAACACCTGCTATCAATATTTTTATAAATAATAGTGGTCAAACAGTTGCAGAAAATGAAACTCCAAATAGAAGATTTCATCTTATAAATGTTGATTTAAATAAAGATTCTGGAACTAACAAAACATCTAAAACTAATCAATTGTTTTTATATAAAGAAGTTGGAAATAAAAATTATATTAAAGATATTCAAGTTGTTAAGGGTTCAGAAGGAACATGTAATGCTGATTCTGGATATGATACAATTTTCCCAGATTTAAACAAAGGAACACATATTGCTGGTACAGACCCATTACAATTATGTATTTCAAAACAAGCTTCAAATATTATGTCTATTGATAGTGCATTTGTATTTACTGATGGAAACTTATATTTCTTTAGAGGATACAATTTCTATAAAATGTCCAAAAAACCAGTGCAAAAGACACTCGTAACTCAAGAAAATTACCCAAAAAACTTGGCTTTGAAATGGGGTAAAATAAAAGGAAGTAGTATAAAGGATTGTAGAACATTAGATAAAAAGGAATGTAAATCTGCTTCAAATTGTACTTTTGATGAAAGTTCTAATCCTCCTAGGTGTGAACAAATATCAAATTATGATGCCGTTTTTACATATGGTTATGATAAAAAAACATATTTCTTTAAAGGAAGTAAAGTATTTATTTATGATGATAGAAAAATGAAAATGACTGATGATTCACCACATAATATTAGTGACATATTTAGTGGTGTTCCAAATAACATTAATTCAGTTTTCACATGGTCTAAAGATAATAGTACTTATTTCTTTAAAGGACCATTTTATTATAAATATAATGATAAAGCAAAAAAAGTTGAAAGTGGATATCCAAAAAGAACTAATGTAAGATGGGAAAATATGCCACCACTTATTGATGCTATATTCTCATTACCTTTTAATATGGAAGATACAATAGGTAGTCAATCTACATATGTAATAAGTGGTGACCAATCTTGGTACATTAATCCATCTAATGATAAATTAGAAAAACAAAAAAGTGTTGAAGAAAGATTTATTGGTTTGGATGTTTTACTTGAAACACCTAATCCAACAACTTCTTCTTCAAGTGATTAATGTTTAATTTTATTTTTTTTGATAAATTCTATTATTTAATTCTTAACATGTTGGTGGTTTTCTTAAAAGTACACAATCATTTGCCTTTACTATTTTATCCAAATTTATTGTTGAATATGGGCGGTTTTTGTGTTCTGTGCATATAGATTTTCTCCTTAAGTCTGATTCATATGAATTTATTGAAAAAATAACTCTTACATATTCGTTATCTAATTTTTCAACAACAACTGCTAACCATCTTACATATCCATTCTTTATTTCTTTTATTTCTCCATCTTGTTTAAATTTATAGGCAGTTGTTGTATTTGGAACACTATAATTACATAAAACTTTTGTTCCTATTTCAAGCTCATCATATGTAGCAGGTTTATTTAAAAATATATCATAACTTGTTTTTGGTAGGTAAAAACTATTTAAATCACCAGTTTTATCTTTTTTAAATAATATTTTATAATATTTAGAATTTTCAGCTTCTTTTAAAATTCCTTTTACAAATAAATGGTAATTATCGTAATCTACTGGTTCTGCTAATAAATTATCAACTCTTTGTGGTAATTTTGCTTCAATACCTGTTAATACTTGTCTTCTATCTGATTCATTCTCTTTTCTAGATATATTTATATTCAAAGCATTATTCGAATTATAACTTGAAAATTGTTCTTTATCAAAAATATAAACAAAAACTTCTTTTCCTTCTTGTAAACAAAAATCTGGATTGTTTGTTGTTGTTATAAATTTTTGTCTTCTATCTTTCTCACATTTGTCTAAACTTGGTATTAATTTTGTACATTTTGTAACCAACTCCTCTAATATTTTATTATTCGAACTATAATTGTATTCATGATCTACATATTTATTTTCAGAACACATTATTCTATCTGGATATGTACATTTTTCACAGTATTTTGATAATGATTCTAAACCTCTACAATAATTTTCAAGTAATTTATTTAATTCTTCAACATTACCTTTTATATTTTTTTTTATTATTTTATTATTCAAATATAATGCTGTTACACTATATTTACCCTTATATTTTTCATATAACTCCTCGGCTTCATTTTCATCGCAAAATAATTCATATTTAAATACTCTATTAGAATTGTCAATCTTGTCCCTATAAATAACATAATAATTTGTATTTATACAATCTTTTATATGATTTACATTTTCTTTCATATAATTTTCCAATTCACTTTGTGAACATTTATCTACCCTTCTAATATTATCACCCCATTTCCACAATAATGTATATTTTTTACTACCACATTCTTCTATTTTTAGGTCATTCTTTTTATTATGATGTAAACAATATTTATTTTCACTGGCTTCTGGATTAAATAATTTAACTTGTCCGTTTTCAATTAAAAATTGTTGATTTTTAAGGTCTTCACTGCACTTTTCTAAATACAATTTACTTTTTTTATTTTGTGTTCCATAATATGGATTTCTTGAATCTGGTTTAGAATTATATGTCATACAATAATCGCTATGATCCTTTAATCTTATTGTCTTATCTTCTAAAATATTCCAATTTGTACCAACATATTTTTCTCCCTTACATTGTTCAATATCTAAAGTGTATTTTTCTAGATCTTGATTAGATAATGAATTTTGATTAGAATTAGGAACTTGATTTCTCAAATCAAATATATTTGTCCAATAAGGTTGTGGAAGTGAAACACACATTTTAGAATTTCCTTCTGTATTATAACTCATAATCTTATTTTTGTTATTTTCTATTTCCATAAGATAATCATAAACACCAAATCCACTACTTTCTGGTTTACTATCTTCAACAAAACTAAATATTGAACTATATTTAGATTCTTCATCAATACCAATATTTTTATCCAAATATAATCTACTACTAAAATCACGTTCTTCTGTTATTACATCAAATATTAAATTATCAATAGGATTAGGTACTATTGGTATAGTTGTTGCTGGATCATTTACAATACTATTAAATACGTGTGCATAATTATTAGCTTGATTTTTCCAAAATATTAAACTCGATTTTGAATGAAACCATAATGGTTCTCTATTTAAATCTACTTCTTTTAAATATTCGTTTGATACACAAAATACTTCATTTAATGATGGTTTTTGATAACCCTTGTTGAAAACAACACTTACAGCAGAATAACCATTATTTGGAATAGGTTTCCATACACTAAATTGTATTCCTGCCTTCTTTAATGGTCTATTTTCTGTTGTAAAGTATTTATTATCATATATTAATTCATAATCTTTTGGTTTATCTACAGCCCCACTATAAACAGGTGTCTTAATATCTTGGAATTGTTCAATTACACCATTATCACTTGGGGTTTCTCTGAAAATACTAAGTTGTGATCTAGGAACTATTATATCACCTAATGGTAAAAATTCACTATTCACTTCAATTATTGGTTTCAAAACTACCATTCTTCTACTTTCACCAGTATTATCATCAGCATATAATACTCTATTTCTATATTGTTCATCGTTATTTCTTCCTTCTCCATCTCCTAAGTTGAACTCAAATTTTACATTATATTTAGTTACTTGTTTGGTATAAATTTTCTTACTTGGTGAAAAGTAATTTCTAAGTTTTAATTGATACAAAAATTCCACATTTTCACGATTAATAATATGCTTTTTCTTTATTCCAAAACTATTAAATCCATTCTTAAATTTATTTGGTTTTAATGGAATAAATGACGCATTTTGCCTAAAATTATTTTTCATTAATGTATTCAAATAACTTGGTGGAGCTTCGCTAAAATATAAATAACAACAATTATCATTTGTATGTAAATATCTATTACCCAATTTAAATGAAATACTTTCATTATTATTATCTAAACCCTTTACTATCATCAATTTAGAATTTGATGGAAAAAATGACTTGCTAAACTTAACATTTCTATCCTCATTTATTAATCTTAATGATTCATCCAAAGAACATATAACAAAACCTTCTTTGCCAATATTTGCTAAAAAATTATAATCAACACTATATTTAGCACTTGATTTTTCTTTTGGAACCAAAGAATTTAAAGAAACTGCCTTTGGTAATTCTATTTCATTAATTAAAACTTCTGGTTTAAATTGGAATGAACGTTTTTGAAACTGTCTAAAATATTTCTCCATTTGTTTATCTTGGTTTTGGAAATTCATTGTAACAAATTGACACCCTCTATATTGTGCTCTTTTATAATCGTAATTTTTAGTGTAAAATTCAGTATCTGGTACCACAATAGTTATATTTTCTTTATTAAATTCTTCAATACCTGAACTTAATGACACATAACTTTCGTCATAAATATTCATGACAATTTGGGGTCCTGGTTTTTCGTCAACAAATAATCCTTGTGTTTCAAATATAATCATGTTTTTAGTTACATTCTTTATTTTATTTAATGTTAAACCACTATTATTTACTGGATTATTAGCATTATTAATTTGTATAACATCTCCGGCCTTTACACCACTTTTGATTAAATCCATGTTTTTATCAAATATTGTTACATATGAATCTAAATCGTTATTAAATCTCACATTTCTTGATATAATTTCCAATTTTGGTGTTTTAGAATTCTTAAATCTATCTAAATCGCTCATTTTTATCCTTTTTAAATATGGTTTATCACTAGAACATGTAATTATATTATCCAATGTAGATCCAGGACATGGTTTATTTGTTAATATAACTACTTTTCTTCTTAATTCACATAATGTTAATTTACTAATATTTATATGGTTATAATCACTACTTAATAAATATTTACTTAAATTTTCAACAATAATATCATGTATTTTGTTGTTTGTATTAACATTAGTTCCTGTCTTAAGATTTAAATATAAGAATAAAGGATCATTATAGTTTGCTATAGCCTTTTCTGAAAAAGCATATCCTGCAATTTGTCTTATACAATCATCAAACATTAGATAGTTAAGTGAAGTTATAATATTTCCCTTTTCAATACCTGTACATACAATAGGTTCAGTATCATTTTTTACTTCTTTATTCATTACTTCTAATTCAATGTATCTAGCACCAAAATGTAAAGCCCTATTTATCATATTTACATCACAATAATCTAGTTTATGTTTTCCAACTAAAAATGAATTGAAACTACTGCAAATATAATAGTCTGTTAATAGTTTGTATTTATAAATATTTTTATTTGATGATGGCCTAAAATATGTTACAACAACATTGTTTTGTTTTTCTTCATTTTCTCTTATTGACTCACTATCTTCAGATTTCTGTAAATATATTTTATTATAGTTTGAAACCTTTGCTACTTTATAATAATTTGATGCTCCATTATCATTTAAATCACTATTTTCAATATTTATATAGTATTCGGATGATAAACCTAAATCATATAAATTAACATTTGGATTTAAAAATGTTATACTATTTTCGTTTTTGTTTAGTTTTACACCACTTCTTATTTTATCTTTTATATAATTATCATCTCCACAAAAATCAATTCTTTCTCTATCTTTATTGTAAGTTAAATTATTAGTTAATTTCTTTATTTTGTTATTTGGTCTAAAAAAATCTGAATAGAAATATGTTAATAATATTATTACTATTAATAATATAACCAATCCTATTACTACCAAATTTTTATCAACAAAATTGTTTATTTTTTTAAATATTGAAACATTATCTCCTTTTATATTTTTACTAATATTGTTAGATTTACTAATATTGTTAGCTTTACTAATATTGTTAGATTTACTAATATTGTTAGCTTTAACCTTTAATTGGTTATTTGCTAATGGTACTTTTGTTTTTACTGCGTTATTAGAAGCAGAATTATTTTTTTTATCCATTAATGATTTATAAGATTTTTATTTTATTCATTTATTCTCAATATTAAGTTCATTATTCATGAATTTATTTACACACTATAAAAAATAAGTATAATTCAATAAAAAATTGATTTATATTTATATTCTAAATAAAGATTAATTATACTTCAAAAAGAAGATAATAACATAATGGCCTGTGTTACAACTATGAATAGCTCTAATTATTCTTATGCATCTTTTGGGAATTCTTATACTGATGCTGATATATATGATGAATATATCAAAAATCCATATTATGTTTCGGAAACTGATATAGATTCTATAATTAAACAAAATAATATTAATTGTGATTCTAATGAAAATA